ACGGCGCACGATATCCTCCGCGTTGAGCCATTATTCATCCTCTTCCTCTTGTTCAATACTTTCAGTTCCAAGAACTTCACTATTGTATTTCTCTGCCATACGAATCATTCCGTATGCGTTCCATGGGGTCATTTCGTCACTTACCTCTGTATGTAAATAACGAGTTCCTTCATAGTCTGCCCACTCGGTAATAAGTACCCAGTTAACACAGATGAAGTTCTCCCCATCCTCGTCTACTTCTTTGAGTGCCTTTACGGCATCTTCCATTGATTGTTTAAACTTACTTTGCATACTGCGTCCTAATGACTATAGGCTCCGCAGTAAAGATATCCCACTTACAGGCAACTGAGATTGCCTTATGAATAATTACTTGTGCATCCTTTGCAGTGATATCTGGATTGTCCACTTCCATTGCCTCCATAGCGCCAAGGGCAATGTCACCACCGCTGCCAGAATAGTAGATACCACGACTGTCACGGTCCCAAGAATAATCTTCAAAGATAGGATAGATAATTCCCCGCACAATAACAAGAAACGATGAATCGTGTTCCGCAGCATCCCCATCTTCTTTCATGTCATAACCAGCATCAATAAATAATTTACGCATTGCTGGTATAAATTTCTGCGTAATGTACTTATCTAGATTCTCTGCTGCGGTTGGCTTAGGTGCCTTCCATCCAAACTGCAAAAGGTTTGAACCACGTCCTGCACCAGAACCTGCAATTAAGATTCCATTGTTTTCAATAATCTTATGAGTAGCCATATCTATTGGACGACCTGACTCATCTGATGAGCGTGAATCGCATCCGATTACTGCCCAACCATTGCAGATACTCCCTTTTGGCGCATCTTGATGACATCTGCAATCTTCTTAACGATGTCTGTTGGGTCCCCACCTTGAGCAATCATTTCAGGGATTGCTTGTGCACTTGACTGAAGAGAAGTAACAAGAGTATTACGCATCTCTTCTACTTCAATCTTTTCTTGTTCCTTGGTTACGTTAATTCCAAATGGAAGTTCACGCATTGCCATATCACGGCTAATAAGTTTTCCGCCCAAAGCCTGAAGCATAAAGATAAGTCCCTGCGCTGGATTAAGACCAGCAAGCATTCCGTAGCGGACATCGGCTGAATAATCGCTCTTAATGTCCTTGCTTGGAAGATACTCTAGTGAGTAAGGAGAGCCAGCATCTACACCACGGATTGTCTTTGTAAAGTTGTATAGCGCTTCATCAATCTGGAAGCAGACACTAATTACATCCTTTAATGTGGAAGCAAAGATTGCTTGTGCTGACTTAACTTGGGTGTCAAAGCCACCCATAAGTGCCTGAACACCCTGACCAGTAACAATTGAAGCATCAATGTTTCCAGTACGTGATTCAGGATAACGTGTACCAGTGCGTAATTCAGCCTGAAGAACTGCCTGCTCTTGGAATGCGCCTTGTGGTAGAGATAGTTCTACACGGCGTACTCCACCTGGTGTATTGGTGCGAATGATTGCATCGCCACCTAGTTGGAAATCTTGAACATCACCTGGGACTACGATTGGTGCCTGTACTGACTTCTCTGCTGCTTCCATCGCAAGTAATGCGAACCTATTACGAAGCAACTGAATGCCTAATACATCATCAAACTGTCCACGGGCTTCGCCATCTACGGATGGGCGAACCGCTACAACAACCATCATCTTACCAATTGGATTAGCAGCCTGTGATAACACAAGATTATTCCTAGTTGGTACAAAAACAGTTGATTGTTCCTTGTCGTAGTAACGAATTACCTCAATATGTGCATTAAGGTCTTGTTCATACTTGTCACTACCAAGGAGTTCGTACTCATACTCTGGGAATTGTGCAACCAATTCAGCCAATGTCATGAGGTAGCGTTTAGCGAAGGCAATACAACGTCCGTAGCGGTCGAATTCAGGATAAGCCCCTATCGGATTTTCTACTCGTATACGTGGTAGCCCTGCTTCTTCGTCTAATTCAATAATGAAAGGGACGAAACCATATGTGATGTACCAGTCTGCGCCTGTATACATCTGTACTTGCAAATCTGAGTTAACAAAATAGTTGGCAGCAATACGTGTGCGCTTATCCGCAAAGGAACGAGCACGGTCGTTTGTCTGATTGGCTGCAGAGCAGTTAACTGCAGGCAATGGAGCCATAACTTCTGATAAATCCTTGGCAACAATGTCAACAAAGTTAGCAACTACGTTAGCATCTACACCTTCTGGAAAGAATTCTGGGTAAACTTGAGAGATTTTTCCAGTACGTACGGCAAGCACGTCTTGTTGACGTCTATCTCGCTCTGCTGCACGGAACTTGAGTGACTCAACCCGTGCTGAAATTTGTTTAATAGATAGCAATTACTTGCCTTTCTTCGTACGTTTTTCTAAAGCCTTCTTTTTTTCTGCTTTTTTAATATCTTTTAGCGCTTGCTTTACTCTTTCATCAGCAATACGTTGTTGTTCGTACTCAGCCTTACTTAAACGCTGTTCTTCTCGTTCAATTTTAGGACGAGTACGTGATTCAATTGTTGGACGGTAGTGACGAGAACTCTGATATGCATCTGAAACGCCAACCTTACGGCTCTCATCCATCTTTCTATCGCCTGGATTAACAAGTCTATTGCGGTTACGTGCTGCACTTGGCTTACCAACTGTAATTGTTCGTGGATTTGGCTTGGCACCTTGAACACTTTTACCACCGCTACGTGTACCACGTGGTTTAATTGGTGTTAACAGGTTACGTACTCGTGCATTTTTTTCTGCAATACGTTTTCTTACAACATCTTGTGGTGTAACACGTGTCTTTTGATAAGACTTTGTAATTTTTGTATCTGGCTTTTTGCCTTTTCTACCACCAAGACTAGTTATTTTTTGTTGCAGACTGAAGTTGTTTTTTCTTTAGTATATTCTTCGCAACAATTTTAGCAATCTCGGATGCAATTGGCATTACTTACCTATGTTTCTATAAACTTTAGATACGGCTTTAGCGCCCTTTTTTGTAATGCCACCAACCATACGTGCTCCTTTAGCCCAAGGCACTGCGTATGTTGCAGCATCTAATGCTGTCTTAGGTACAAGCATGTCAACTACTGTAAGAGCAGCCTTCGCTGGACCTTTGGTAATAGCCTTTGGCTTAAACTTTTTTGGTGCTACTTTTGTTGTCTTAGCCATTGCCCTTACCCTTCTTCTCTAAATTTTCTTTCATCAAACGGCGTGCTTCAGCAATCCAGTAATCTCTTACCTCTGGTGATGCAGCCTTCTTGCGAAGTTTCTCATTCGCTGCAGCAATCTGATAAGTCTTCTGTTTGTTAGTCAAAGGCTTTTTCTTGGCAGGCTTCTTCTTTGCTGCCTTAGATACAGCCTTAACAATCTTTGCTGGGTTAGCCATTATTTTTTCCTAGTTTGCCTTTAAGAGAAGACCTTTTTGCTGGAGAAGTTGGTGTTGTCTTTCCTTGCCTGCGTAGAGTTGCAAGGCTTCCACCACGTTCACGGTTAGGACGTGCAGGCGTTTCATTTTTTAAAATACCTTTTAAAGTTGGTCCACCCATATTGCGATTATTCTTTGACACTGGCTTGTTAGCAGCCTTAAGTCCACGAGCATTTGCTTTAATTTCTTGTTTTGCTTCTTGACGTTGATAACGAGCAATTTGTTTTGGCGAAGACCATTTGCCTTTTTTTACAAGACGCTGATTACTTTTAAATGATGCAGCACCTGGATGAGTAGCCCAAATTTCAGCATCTTTTTTGGTTTTAATATCTTTATTTAATTTTAACATTTGTTCTGCTCTATCAATTTTATTAGCAGCAACTTGCTTCTTAACCTTAGCGGCACCTTTTGAAATACCTTTTACAATCTTAACTACGTTAGCCATTTACTTACCCTTTTTCTTAAGGTTCTTCTGAGAATTAATCTTTACTACAGACTTGCCTTCTTTTCTAACAGCAGCAGCCTTACGGGCGTTAGCCTTTCCTGGACCACGAAGGTTTGGTTTAAACATATACATATCTCCACCGTAGTAAGCATCGGATTGCTTATAGTGTGCATCAAGGCTCTTATCAAACTCATAGTCTTGTGCACGCTCTACACGCTGAGATTTAGTTAACTTAGCACCACGGTTTGATAGGTCTGACTTAGGAGCAGACTTACGTGGTAGAACCTTTACGCCAGACTT